CCTGATGTTATCTTCCAAGTCCAGTCTGCTGGTCAAGTGACACAGGCCGCCGTCGGCTCAAACTTGTTCTTCTCAACTGGTGCTGTGGCCACTGGTAGCACGTATACTGGTAACTCCACCGCTTCTGTGGTTGCTGGCTCTTCTGCCGTGACAACTACTGCTGCTTTCCGCGTTGTGGGCTTCCCCAACATGGTTGGCTTCTCAGTTGTTGGCGACGCATACACTGACGTGTTTGTGAAGATCAACCCCGGCTACCACAGCTACACCAACGCCGTTGGTCTGTAAGGAGTAAATAAATGGCTATTTCACGCGCACAACTGCTCAAAGAATTGCTGCCCGGCCTGAACGCTTTGTTCGGCATGGAGTACGCACGCTACGGCGAAGAGCACAAAGAAATCTACGAAACAGAGAAATCTGAGCGTAGCTTCGAAGAAGAAACCAAGCTGGCTGGCTTTGGTGCTGCACCTGTTAAGAACGAAGGCTCTGCCATCGCTTTTGACAATGCACAAGAAGCGTTCACAGCTCGCTACAACCACGAGACCATCGCTCTCGGCTTCTCCATCACGGAAGAAGCAGTTGAAGACAACTTGTACGACAGCCTGTCTGCTCGTTACACCAAGTCTTTGGCTCGCGCCATGGCCTACACCAAGCAAGTGAAAGCTGCATCCGTTATCAACAACGGTTTCAGCGGCAGCTACTTGGGTGGTGACGGTGTGTCATTGTTCGGCGTTAGCTCTGGTGGCTCACGTGTTGGTCACCCATTGGTGAACGGCTCTGTGAACTACAACAGCCCAACTACCGCTGTTGACTTGAACGAAACTTCGTTGGAAAACGCTGTGATTCAAATCGCTGCGTGGACCGATGAACGCGGTCTGTTGATCGCTGCTAAGCCAGTCAAGATGGTCATCCCACCAGCTTTGATGTTCGTTGCTAAGCGTTTGTTGGATACCGAACTCCGCGTCGGTACTGCTGACAACGACATCAACGCGTTGAAGCAAATGGGTGCTATCCCTGGTGGCTACACCGTCAACCACTTCTTGACCGACAGCAATGCCTGGTTCTTGACGACTGACGTGCCAAACGGCTTGAAGCACTTCGAGCGTTCAGCCCTGACAAATTCTATGGACGGAGACTTCGATACGGGCAACGTGCGCTACAAAGCACGCGAGCGTTATTCGTTTGGTTGGTCCGACCCATTGGGTATGTGGGGCTCTGCCGGCGCCTAATCGGCGACACGAGAAAAGGGACTTCGGTCCCTTTTCTTTTTTGTGAAACAGGTGTATATTCACCACATCCCGGGAACTCCGGTGTATCTGACGGTCCCGGCCGACGACATGCAGACAGATACGCCTCACTTGCATGTAAGGAAACATCATGGCAAATACCACTTTCAACGGCCCAGTACGGTCCGAAAACGGCTTTCAAGACATCTCCATCAACGCCACCACAGGTGTCGTTACCGTTGACGCTTCTTTCGGCGCTACGACCAGCGTGACAAACTTGACAGCCACCAATTTGGTTTTCACTGACCAGAACCACCCCACAACCGCAGCGATCAACGCTACGGCTACAGCCACCGCAGCTCAAGTTGCAACAGGCTACATCACTTCCACTTCAGCCGCCGCTACCACCATCACTCTGCCTACGGGCACTTTGTTGGGCGCAGCTCTCGGCGCGACCGCAGGTACCGTGATGGACCTGTACGTTGACAACACCGCTGGCGCAAACACAGTGACCATCGCTGTAGCCACAAACGGTATCTTGTCTACAGCCGCTGCGGACACTGCTGGTAGCTTCGGTGACTTGACCATCGCTTCTGGTGCAACAGGCATCGGCCGCTTTACGATCATGTTCTCCAGCCCAACAGCATACGTGTTCACTCGTACTGCCTAATCAATCTCAGGGGCTTCGGCCCCAGTTTTAAAGGAGAATTGATATGACAATGCAAGGTGACGTAAAAAGCGTCCACACGAGCACAAGTGCTTCGCTGGTGGGTTATCGCACACGTGTCAAAGGCTTTTCCATTTGCGCTACGGCCAGCCAAGCTGGTACGCTGTTGCTTAAAGACGGTGGTTCAGGCGGTACAACACGGATTGAGATTGATCTCCCATCAAACTCGAACCCAAACTCGTTCTATGTGGCTATCCCACAAGAAGGTGTACTGTTCACAACCGACGTTTACGCCACACTGACGAACATCGCCAGTGTGACCGTTTTCTACGGCTAAGGCACCCCATGAAAGACCCGTTCGCAAATATGGATGAGTCGATGAAGAGCCTCGTTGACGGGGTCTCTGTCATTGCTACTGTTGGAACTTTGATCGAAATGCTCCCATCAATCGCAGCGCTTTTCACGATTGTCTGGACGGGCATCCGTATCTACGAGACCGACACGATTCAACGTTTGTTGGGCCGCAAAGGGGGCAGTGATGCCGTCGACCAGTAAAAAGCAACGCAACTTCATGGCGGCGGTGGCACATAGCCCCTCGTTTGCCAAGAAGGTTGGGGTCCCGCAGTCGGTAGGCGCTGAATTCAACGCCGCTGACAAAGGAAAGAAGTTCGGCAAGGGTGGTTCTACTCGTGCTGATTTGCAACGCGTCAATGAACGCAAAACTCAGCATGGCGACATGCAACTTTTCAAAGAAGGAGGCCGAATCATGGCTACCAAAAACAACGGCATCACTACTGCCAAAATGGGTAAAGTCCGCACTGCTGCTCCAAGCAAAGATGGTGTTGCCTCTAAGGGTAAAACCAAGGGCAAGATGATTGCAATGAAGTCGAGCAAGCCTCTGGGCATGTGCGGCGGCGGCATGGCCAAGAAGAAGTAATTCAAGGAGGCCATCATGGCAACATCCGCATTTGGTAAAGCGTTCGCTGAAGCCCGCAAGGCTGGCGACAAAGAGTTCAGTTTCAACGGCAAGCTGTACACCACCGCAATGAAGGGCGAGAAATCTGCCCCCGGCGGTCGTGAGCCTGTTCACGTTGACGCTGAGGCAGGTATGTCTCGTGGCCGCCGTGACTATGTCACCAGCGGCAAGCAGTCGTTTGACACAGAGACTGAACCTTCTACACCAGACATGAGCGCGTACAAACCACGTCGTGCACCAAAGCCTTTGACGGAAGTCACAAAGCCTGGCACACGCACCAACTACGAAAACGAAGACGGCATGAAAAAAGGCGGCTCCGTTAAGGGTTGGGGTAAAGCACGCGGCGCGCGCAAAGCGAAGATGTACTGACATGATGGCCAGCCGTGGGATGGGGGCTGTGGCCCCCAGCAAGATGCCGAAGGCCACCACCATTGAGCGCAAGGACGACCCGAATAAGGTCAAAGTCTTTGCGGAAGGTGGCAAGGTCAATGCTGCGGGTAACTACACCAAGCCATCGCTTCGCAAGAAGATCGTGTCTCAGGTGAAGGCCGCAGCAACCCATGGCACTGGCGCAGGCCAGTGGTCTGCCCGTAAAGCGCAGTTGGTGGCCAAGAAGTACAAGGCTGCCGGCGGCGGGTACAAGGACTAAAATGAAAGCACCGCAGAAATCCCTGAAGGATTGGGGCGACCAGAAGTGGCGTACCAAGTCCGGCAAACCGTCTTCCAAGACGGGGGAGCGGTACCTGCCTGAGAAGGCGATTAAGTCCTTGAGTGCTGCGGAGTACGCAGCCACCACCAAAGCAAAACGTGCAGGCAAAGCGGCCGGGAAACAGTTTGTTGCCCAGCCAAAAACGGTTGCGAAGAAAACAGCGAGGTTTCGGTAATGGCTAAATCACCTGCATGGCAGCGCAAAGAAGGCAAGTCCGAGAAGGGCGGCTTGAACGCTAAAGGACGTGCCTCCTACAACAAGGCAAACCCCGGCAAGCCTGGTCTGAAGGCCCCTCAGCCTGAAGGCGGCGCGCGCAAGAAGTCATTCTGTGCACGCATGTCTGGTATGAAGGCCAAGCTGACTTCCGAGAAGACAGCCAAGGACCCGAACAGCCGTATCAATAAAAGCCTGCGGGCATGGAAATGCTAAATGGCAAACACCTCTGGAACCACTGGATTCAACCTTGACTTGACCGAACTGGTCGAGGAGGCGTTCGAGCGCGTGGGCTCGGAGATGCGCACTGGTTATGACCTCAAGACTGCTCGCCGCAGTCTGAACCTTTTGTTCGCCGACTGGGCGAACCGTGGCGTGAACATGTGGACGTTTGAGCAGGGCACGATCAACCTCGTGCCAGGCCAGAACACATACGCTCTGCCCAACGATACCGTGGACCTGCTCGAGCACGTGATTCGCACGCAGGCCAACCAGACAGCCAATCAGGCTGATCTGACGATCACACGTATCAGCGTGTCGACGTACGCAACACTCCCCAACAAGCTGCAACAAGCCCGCCCGATTCAGGTGTGGGTGCAGCGCATGGACGGACAGACTTCAGTAACCGGAGCACTCCTTGCCAGCGACATCACTGCGACAGATACCACCATCACTCTGGACACCGTTGTTGGACTTCCGGCAACCGGTTTCATCAAGATTGACAACGAGTTCATCCAGTACGGTTACATCGACGGCAACTCGCTCTACAGCTGCTTCCGCGGGCAGAACAACTCCACGGCAGCTTCCCATACTACTGGTGCCGCGGTCTACTGGGCCAAGCTCCCAGCAGTGACCGTTTGGCCAACCCCTGACAACTCTCAGGCGTATCAGTTCGTGTACTGGCGCATGCGCCGCGTGCAAGACGCCGGCGGCGGTGTGAACGTCATGGACGTGCCCTTCCGCTTTGTGCCTTGCATGACCGCTGGCCTGGCCTACTACTTGGCGCTCAAGGTGCCGAGTGGCTTCAACCGTTTGGACGTGCTCAAGATGCAATACGACGAGGCTTGGGCCAATGCTGCGCAGGAAGACCAAGAGAAGGCTGCCGTGCGCTTTGTGCCGCGTCAGCAGTTCATTGGGGGCGGGTTCTAAGTGGGCAATCGGTTCTCATCCGGCAAGAACAGCATCGCCGAGTGCGATCGCTGTGGCTTCCGGTTCAAGCTGCACCAGCTACGTCGTGAGGTCGTCAAGACCAAGAACTACGAGCTGCTGGTTTGCGGCCCATGTTGGGACCCCGATCAGCCTCAGCTCCAGTTGGGTATGTACCCCGTGGATGACCCACAAGGCGTGCGCAACCCACGACCAGACCGAAGCTACACCGCCTCGGGCATTTTGCCTAGCGGGTACCAAGGTGAAGGCAGCAGGAACTTACAATGGGGTTGGAACCCTGTTGGTGGCTCCAGCTTTTTTGATGACCCGCTCACACCAAACAACTTGGCATTGAGCGTGGAAATTGGTACAGTCACTGTAACAACGACGTAAGGAGCCGAACATGGCGAAAATGGACAAGGCCGATTTGGCCCAAGACAAGAAGATGATTAAGTCGGCCGTGGGCAAGCATGAGAAAAACATGCACCCAGGCAAGACACCAACTAAGCTGCGTGCTGGTGGTAAGACCAACAGCGACATGCTCAAGATGGGTCGTGGTTTGGCCAAGATCGCCAACCAAAAAGCAAAGGGCTAATCATGGCTACCTACAAGCAACCACAGAAAAAACCTATTGCCGCCGCCGGCGTTGAGAAAAACAACACCAAGGCCAACAAAGACATGAACGTGTCTTCGGCCAACCGTCACAGCAATGACTACAAGGGCGTCAAGACTTCGGGTATCAAAATCCGCGGTACTGGTGCAGCAACCAAGGGCCTGATGGCTCGCGGACCAATGGCCTAACATGACCTACGACGAACTTTTCGCAAACGTACAGGCGTACACGGAGAACACGTTCCCCGACACGTACCTTGCTGATGGCAGTGTTGTTTCTACGGAGACGCAGATCAACACTTTCATTAAGCAGGCGGAGCAGCGCATCTACAACTCGGTGCAGTTCCCTTCGTTGCGTAAGAACGTCACAGGCATAACGACGGCAAACAACAAATACTTGTCACTCCCCGGCGACTTCTTGTCGACATTTTCTTTGGCCGTCATTGATGCCACGGGTAGCTACGAGTACTTGTTGAACAAGGACGTGAACTTCATTCGTCAGGCGTACCCAAGACCAACAGACACGGCCATCCCGAAGTACTACGCTCTGTTTGGTCCAAGCACAACAACGGACGCAGTGCCACTCATCACAGACGAGTTGTCGGCAATTCTTGGTCCAACGCCAGATGCTGCGTACAACGTTGAGCTGCACTACTATTACTACCCAGAGTCGATCGTTGACGCGGCCGATGGGCGTACATGGTTGGGTGACAACTTTGATAGCGTTCTGCTGTACGGCACGTTGGTTGAGGCATACACCTTCATGAAGGGTGAGGCAGACATCATGGCGTTCTACGTCAAGAAATACGAAGAAGCGCTTGGCTTGGCTAAACGTCTGGGTGATGGTCTGGAGCGCGGCGACGCGTACCGTGACGGGCAAACTAAACTGCGAGTAACGTCATGACCATTGCACAGGGCGCAACCAACACTTTCAAGCTCGGGTTGCCGAAAGGCAGCTTTGACTTCGACGTGGACACATTCAAGATCGCGCTGTACACAGGCGCGGCTTCGATCAACTTAGACACCACCGCGTATACGACGGATGGTGAGGTTGTAGCTTCAGGTTACACCGCTGGTGGCGAGACGTTGTCGGTATCGCAGGTACCCACAATCGGCAATCAAACAGGTGACGCTACGGTGTATCTGTCGTTCAGCAATGTGACTTGGACTTCTGCACTTACTGCGCGCGGCGCGTTAATCTACAAATCGGGCTCGGGTAATCCGACCGTTTGTGTTCTGGACTTCGGTGCGGACAAAACTTCCACAACAACTTTCACGGTACAGTTTCCGGCTGCTACCAACACAGCGGCGATCATTCGCATTTCTTAATAGGAGCATTGACATGCAAGAAACAATTCACGGTGGCGGTGTTTTTACCGTTCAGTGCCACGACAAAGACGGCAACTTGAAGTGGGAAGTCGCACAACCAAACTTGGTGGTGAACGAAGGTCTGGCCTTTATGAACGACACGTTCTTTTCTGGTTCTGGCTACACAAAGTCTTGGTACTTGGGTTTGATTTCTGGTACTAACCCAACAATCGCTGGCGCAGATACGCTGGCCTCCCATATCGGTTGGACAGAAGTCCCCGTGACTACTGGCTACAGCGGTAACCGCAAGGCCGTTACTTTTGGCTCGGCCACTTCTGCGGACCCCTCTGTTTGCGCGGGTGGTTCGGTATCTTTCGCCATGCTAGGTACCTACGTGGTGTCGGGCGCATTTTTGTGTACCGTTGCTTCCGGCACTTCCGGCACTTTGTTTTCCGCTTCTGAGTTCGAGGCCCCCGGCGACCGTTCAGTTGTTAGCGGTGACACGTTGAACGTGACCTACACATTTGAGCTGGCTGCAACCTAATAGGTTAGCCGGTGCTTGGAAACTCCACCCTTGCTCAAACACCCTTCGCTGCACTCGGCGGAGGGAATAGCTACGGGCGGAGCATTGCTGAGTCTGCGTTAAGTACAGAGGTGGAGGTAGCGGTTGCTGTTTTCGTCTCCAACATACTGAGCACAACGCTCGCGCAAGAAGCCGTAACGGTCAACCCAAGCACGTTCAATGCTCCGATCAGTGAGGTTTCTTCTGGCACCGCATCCATAACGGTAGACCCAAGCGTATTCAACGCACCGATCAACGAAGGCGCTATGGAAACAGGTACTGTCGTAGCGTTTGTAGACTTCCTTGCAACGATCAATGAGTACACCACTAGCACCGAGACAGTGTTTGTGGGGCCAAGTACTTTCAACGCTCCCGTCAATGAGAACGCTACAGGCACTGAACGGGTGGTCGGTGGTTTGCTGTACCTGTGTTCCGTGGTTGCTTCGGCTACGGGTGTAGCGCTTCCTTCAGCGCTACAGGATTTCGTATCGCTGGTGTCAGCCTCCGCATCTGCGGTAGATGCGGTATCGGCTTTGCAAGATCACGTGGTTCAGGTTATGGCTACGGCTACAGGCACTGATATGGCATCGGCGCTCGTCGATTTCAACGCGGACGTCATCGCTTCGGCGGCCGGGGAAGCGCGTGTACTGGCCTACGCTACATTCATCGCTGCTGCATCTGCTGGCGCGCTTGGCGTTGACGTCATCATGGCACGCTTGCTGTGGGAAGTAATCAATGACAACCAGAACGCTCAGTGGCAAAATATAGGCGATTCGCAGACGTCTGCGTGGGGGGTCATAGACAACTCAGGAAATCCGGGCTGGGGCACAGTGCCGACGCAATCGTAAGGAATAAAAATGGCAATCGTACTCAAAGACCGAGTTAAAGAATCTACCGCTGTTATCGGCACGGGCACGGCTACATTGCTTGGCGCCGCTGCTGGCTATCAGGCGTTTTCTGTCATCGGTAACGGCAACACCACATACTATGCAATCGTCGACACAGAGAACGGCGCGTGGGAAGTCGGTACAGGCACTTACAGCACAACAGGCCCAACGTTGACACGTACGACTGTGTTTGAATCCAGCAACGCTGGCGCACTTGTTGATTTTGCCGCGGGTAGCAAAGACGTGTTCATCACGTACCCAGCCGAGCGTGCAATCTACGAAGAGCCGTCTGGCAACACTCTGATTGACGGTGGCCCGATTACAGTTATCGGCGCAGGTGTTACTGGATACACCAGCTTCTCCGCTGTGTTGGCTGAGATGTACGGTGACGTGGATTCTTTTGCTCAGATTTACGCGCAGAACTACAACGACGGCGCAAGCGCTTCCGGTGACTTTGTTGTTTACCGCAATGACGCTTTGGATGACTCGGGCAAGTTCGTTGACATGGGTATCAACAGCTCAAACTACTCATCCGTCGATTACCCTATCTTCACGCCCGGTTCGGCCTATTTGTTCAACGATGGTGGTGAGCTGTTTGTCGGTAGCGCCACAGATGATTTGGTGTTGTTCGCTGGTGGTGTTGATACGACCGATAAAGCAGCGCGCATTGACAAGACAACAAAGGCATTGAATACCATAGCCGATGTGAATGTTGGTGGCGCTCTGGATGTGACCGCCGCAGCTACGTTTGGCTCAACTGTTACCCTTGATGCAGACCCGACTATGGCGCTCGAAGCAGCGACCAAGCAGTACGTCGACAATGCGGTGTCAAACGGATTCCACGTTCACACCCCCGTGCTTGTGGCCACTACAGGCAACCTGACCGCTACATACAACAACGGCACTGCTGGTGTTGGCGCTACCCTGACAAACTCTGGCACGCAAGTGGCCCTTGAGATCGACGGCGTGTCGATGTCCACAAACGACCGCGTGCTGGTGTGGCAACAAAGCACGCAAGCACAAAACGGCATCTACGTTGTAACTACGGTCGGCAGCGGCGCAACGAACTGGGTGTTGACACGTTCCTCGGATGCTGACACCTACGTGCCGCAATCAGATACTGGTCTTGGTGGTGGGGATTACTTCTTCGTTTCCAGCGGAGATACAGAAGGCTTTTCTTCATTTGTGTGCACAAATGATGGTTCGATCACCTTCGGAACCACGGCGATTACGTTTGCTATCTTCAGCACAGTGCCTTCATATAACGTCGTGGCACCGTTGGACCTAACAGGTAACACCCTGTCTTTGGCGGGTACGGTTGCCGCTACAAACGGTGGTACCGGTACAGCCACAGTGACAACCGGCGATCTGCTCTACGGCTCGGGCACAAACACGTGGGGCAAGCTGGCCGCAGGTGCAGCGTACAAGTCTTTGGTTATGAACGGCGCGGGCACTCAAGTCGAGTGGAACGCTGTTGCCTTAAATCAATCAGGTTCCGTGTCTGGCGCTCTACCAGCTACAAACGGCGGCACAGGTCAAAGCACATATAGCGTGGGCGATCTGCTGTATTCCGGCGTAACTGATACTCTCAGCAAGCTGGCCGGAAACACAACCACGACCAAGAAGTTCTTGGTTCAGACTGGTACAGGCTCAGCCTCTGCTGCCCCCGTGTGGGATACAGTATCTGGTTCTGACGTGTCAGGTAACATTTCAGGTAACGCCGCAGGTGCTACGAATGTCCTTGGTGGCGCAGCCAACCGCATCCCATACAACACTGGGGCGAACACAACTTCATTCATTACAGCGCCTGTTTCGTCAAGTACTTATTTAGGTTGGAACGGCTCCGCTTTTGTGTGGTCTGCGACCACAGGCCCAACAGGCCCAACAGGCCCGACAGGCCCAACAGGCCCAACAGGTACCGCAGGTAGCCCAGGACCGACAGGTAGCCCCGGACCCACTGGCGGACCCGGCCCAACGGGACCAACAGGCCCAACAGGTAGCCCCGGCCCAACGGGACCAACGGGACCAACAGGCCCAGCGGGGCCTGTGTTCGGTACATTCACGGGTAACTTGAACGGTTCAAGTCGAGGGTCCGGTGGTACATATACAAACAGTACAGGACGTCCTCTGGGGGTGTATATTTCTGGCTCAAACGCGCCTTCGAACGGTAGAATCAACGTCAACATCGGTGGGCAAACGTTCTATATGAACGGGTACGGCTCGAATCCGGGATGCTTCTGGATTGTGCCTACAGGTGCTACCTATAGCTTTACGAACGCAGGTGCCTCGGTCCAGTACTGGAACGAGTATTAACAACAGGAATCAAACAAATGAAACACTTCCTATCCCCCACAGGCCAGCTTTTTGCATACAACCCAGATGGCACTCAAGACCACTTGATTCCAGAGGATTACACCCCCGTTGCACCCGAGAATGTGGCGGCTGAACGCGCTCGAATCGAACGCGAGGCTTTGGATTTACTTAGCTTTTCTGAACGCCGAGCTATGGCATACCCGCTAATTTCGGACCAACTTGACACCATTTTCCACAGCGGTCTTGAGGTGTGGCGTGCGCAAATTCAAGCGGTTAAAGACCAGATACCGAAAGAGTGACATGTCCCACCTACCTATCTGGTACTTAGGCGAAATCCCAACGTCGATGTGTGACACGATGTTGGGTGAGTTTGTGGGTGCTAACCCGCAAGTCGCTACTATGGGTAAAACCGGCGAGACGCAAGATAAAGTAAACAGAGACACCGCTGTTGTTTTTGCGCCGTTTGACCATTGGCTCTCCACGCATTTTTCGGAGCTTGCAAACATAGCGAACGAAACCTGTGAGTGGAAATACTTTGTAACACAGAGAGAAGCCATTCAGTTTGCCACGTACGGTGTCGGGCAACACTACAACTGGCATACGGACACATTTACGCTTTCGGGAAAAGAGTACGACCGCAAAATAACTGTCGTGTGTCTGCTGAATGACCCAACCGAATTTGAAGGCGGGGAGTTTGAGCTTCGGTTGTATAACGAATACAAAGCGCCTTTGAAGAAGGGTTCGGTTATCGCGTTCCCTTCGATACTTGAACACCGCGTTACACCTGTGACAAAAGGTGTGCGCTACTCCGCAACAATGTGGCTAAGCGGCCCTCGGTTTCGTTAAGGAAATAACATGTCCAGCACCTACTCACCCGATCTACGCATCGAACTCATCGGCACCGGCGACCAAGCAGGTGTTTGGGGGAACACAACCAACACAAACCTCGGCACGTTGATGGAAAACGCCGTTGCGGGCTACACGTCTGTCAGCATTATTGCTTCCCCGCAGGCTTTGACAGCCAACGATGGTGCTTTGGATGAGGCTCGTTTTGCGGTTATTGCTTTGACAACAACTACCGCTGCCAACTTCACGGTCTGTATCCCGCCAAACTCAAAGCTGTACACGTTCTACAACGCCAGCTCGTACATCGCCACCATCACCAACTCCACGGTGAAAAACGGCATCATTGCAAGCGGTGGTACAACCGTAGCCATCCCTGCGGGCAAAACCATGTCCGTGTGGTCTGACGGTACGAACGTGGCGCAACAAACAAACCACTTCATCTCACCGACGTTGGCTTCGCCGACAATGACTTCACCGACAATGACGACCCCCGTTTTGGGTACCCCTGCGTCGGGCACCATGACTAACGTGACAGGCTTACCGCTGACTACTGGTGTTACAGGTACATTGCCCGTCGCCAATGGTGGGACAGGGGTTACCACAAAGACAGGCACGGGTAACGTGGTGCTGTCAGACAGCCCAACACTGGTCACACCGGCTCTCGGCACCCCCTCTTCGGGTACCTTGACAAACTGCACGTTTCCAACGCTGAACCAAAACACGACAGGTACTGCCGCGTTTGCGACTAACCCTGCTGGTGGTGGTTCGTTTATTACGTCATCAAACATAGGCAGTCAATCGGTAACATACGCAACAACTGCTGGGTCGGCTAACGCAGCGCCCACTGCTGTTAGTAACTCTGGCTCGTTGACAGGTAACTTGGCTAACTCAAGTCGTTTCTTAGACACAACCTACACAAACAGTTCAGGCCGCCCACGCGTTATCACTGTTAGCGGAAACAACAACACAAACGCCGGTAACAGTGTTTATGTTAACGGTGCATACTTTTCTGCCATCAACCACTGGGGTGCCGCCGCTGGTTTTACGTTTGTTGTGCCAGACGGAGGTACATACTACGTGGATAGCTCAGGCTTCGGTCTTCAATACTGGTACGAATTTAGCTAACCCGATGTGGACCCAATCAGCCTTCTCCTCATGGCGCAAAGTGCAGTCGGTGCTATCCGTGCCGGTTGTCAAATGCTGTCTGAGGGTAAGGCAGAAATTGGTAAGTTTAAAAAACAAGTTGAAGGTGGAGTAGCAGATGCAAAAGCCATCTTCAAAGAAGTCACCGGCATCTGGGGGTGGATTCAGTCTTTGTTCTCCCCTGAGCAAGCCAAACCAAGGGAGTTGGGCGTTCCCGCTACAACCGTTGCAGAAGCCAAGCCTGTGGCGAAAAAGACAAAGTCCGAGCCGGAGCCCGAACTAAGTTACGAGGAGTTTCAAGCGCGTGCAGTGCACGACATCTGCGAAAATTTGAAGGTCTATTTTGAAGCCATGAGACACCTCAAAGCACACTGCCGGGAACTTGAACAACAAGCTCTGACCACAGAGAAAGTTGCCGATAGTGCGATTGACCGCATCGAGATTCAGTGGCAAATGAATCAGCTGTCCGCGCAGCTGAAGCAGGCCATGATTTGGGGTACGCCGGAAGAGTTAGGTCTTGGTGATATGTACCGAGACTTCCTCGCCAAGTACGACGAGATTTTGGAAGAGCAAGAGGCTGCTCGTGAGGTGAAGCTCAAGAAAGAACGGAACAGCGCATGGCGACTAGAGCACCGCAAAGAAATTCTGGTAGCCAAGCTGGGGTACGTAGTGATCGTGTCAGTGGTAGCCCTGTGGATGACGGGGTTGTATTCCGTTCTATGAAGGAGTTCTGGTACTGGGTGCTCATCGTCACGTTTCTGATCGCTTTAAACTTCGCGACGTGGCTCGGACTGCTCCACATGGACAAGAAACTAAAACAAACAGAAGCGCTCGTGCTTCGCTTGGAAGATAAGGACAAGAAAAATGACCGCAGAAAAAAAGACCCTGACCCGGAGTGAGCTTGAAGTCATCATCAAGCGCCGCGCTGCGGTGCTCTTGATTGTCTTAGCCGCGCTGGTAGCCGTTAATAGCTTTTTCAAAGACAGCAACTCCGGCCGCATCATGAAGGACATCATCGCTGCCAACAACCAGTGGGCGTGGTATCAAGCCAAGAACGTTCGCGCGGCAATCTACAAAACCACCGCTGACTTAGTCGCCGACAAGAAACTGTCCCAGTTGTACCATGCAGAAGCGCAGCGCATGAATGACGACATGGACAGCATCCGCGCTAAGGCGCAGGCCCTGGAGTTGGAGCAGAAGTTGCTTAGCACCAAAGCTCCGTACTACACCTACTCGGCCATGCTCATGCAGCTTGGTCTGGTCTTGTCCACCGCAGCTATTCTTGCGGTGTCTATGCCCTTGTTCTACTCTGCCGTGGCCGTTGGCTCGTTTGGTGTCGGACTGTTTATTGTTGCTTTAGGAGTTTGATATGTTGCCAGTCGTTATGTCTATTGTGTCTGGCTTGATCGCCAACAACATGCCCAAGGTGGCGGATGCCGTCATCGAGAAGGGCGTCGATTATGTGCAGGAGAAGATGGGCATCACCCTCAAGCCTGAGCACGAAGCCACCAAAGAGGATTACGAGAAGTGGAACGCAGAGGCAGCCAAGCACGATGAGTTCATGGCTGAGCTCGACGAGAAGTCTCGCCAGCGCGCCACGGACATGCAGTTGAAAGCCATGGAGTCGGATGACCCGTTCGTGCGTCGCTTCCTGTATTACTTCATCGGCCTGTGGTCTACCTTCTCGGTGATCTTCATCCCTTGCTTGATCTGGGTGCCCATCCCTGAAAACAACACACGCTTCGCTGACACCATCCTCGGCTACGTGTTGGGTACGGTCATCACCGGCATGTTCGCTTTCTTGCTTGGTTCTAGCCAAGGCTCACGCAACAAGGACAAGAAATGATTCCAACCAGAGAAATGCTGGCGGCCGTCAAGGTCAAAGACCCTGATAAGTGGTTGCCGCACATCATCAAGACATGCGCTGAGTTCAACATTGATACCAGGGAACGCATCGCCGCGTTCCTGGCGCAGACTGCCCACGAGTCGGCCGGCTACACCATGCTGGAGGAGAACCTCAATTACTCCGACGTGACCATGGCTGCTGTGTGGCCTGCTCGCTTCGCGGTGAAGGGTCCCGACGGTAAGTACAAGTTGGACGAGAAGGGGAAGAAAGTCCCCAACGCCTTTGCCAAGGCACTGCACCGCAAGCCAGAAGCTATCGCCAACGCCGTGTACTCGAACCGTATGGGCAACGGCACCATTGAGTCCGGCGAGGGGTGGGCACACCGTGGCATGGGTTTGAAGCAACTCACCGGCAAAGACAACCACAAACGCTGCGGCGACTACCTTGGTGTTGATCTGGTGGCTCACCCAGAGCTGCTGCTTGAGCCTGAGTATGCGGCTCGTTCCGCCGGTTGGTTTTGGAAGACAAACAAACTCAACAGTTTTGCTGATGCCAGCGACATCAAAGGCATGACGCAGGTAATCAATGGTGGCTTGATCGGCTTGCCTCAGCGCCAAGCGCTATATGATGCCTGCACTGGACAGTGCCGAGCCTAAGTGAGAAAATCAGACCATGCCTTTACAGAAACTCCAATTCCGCCCCGGTGTCAACCGTGAAGGCACGACCCTAGCAAACGAGGGCGGCTGGTTCGAGTGCGACAAGATTCGCTTCCGTTCCGGTTACCCTGAGAAGTTGGGCGGCTGGATTAAAGACACTGGCATCGCTGAATCCACCCTGCAACCCCCCGCTGGCTCGTACTGGGGTGTGGCCCGTTCGATGTGGAATTGGGAGTCTCTGGCCGGTAACAACTATTTGGGTCTTGGCACCAACCTGAAATACTACATCCAGAACGGCCCTGATGGTCTGTTCTATGACATCACACCCCTTCGCGATACTGCGACAGGTGTAACAAATGCGTTCACTGTAACCAACGGTTCTGCTGTAGTGACTGTTACGGATACAGCACATGGTGCACAAACGGGTGACTTTGTGACCGTTACCTATGTCGGCGGTGCGATCGGCGGTATGCCCGCGGCTGCCATCAACGGGGAACACCAGATCACGTATATCAGTTCCAACCAATACAGCTTCGTGGCCTCATCTGTAGCCACAGGCAACGCTGGGCCAACGGGAACTGCGGATTTTGCCTACCAAATTACAACTGGCTCAGCCACATACACCATTGCTAACGGCTGGGGTGCAGGCGGCTGGGGTGGCTCGAACACGGGTGGCGCATCCACGGGTTGGGGTGAGGCTGCATCTACTGGCGGTATTGGCCAGCAGCTTCGTTTGTGGAGCCAGTCTAACTACGGTGAAGACTTGATCTTCAACCCTCGTGGTGGCGGTATCTATTACTGGTCCGTTAACGCAAACCCAAACATCTTTGACCGTGGCGCTCAGATCACACCGTCAACCACAAGCGACCCAACGTGCCCGACGATTGCCAACTTGGTCATGGTGTCAGATTCTTCTCGCTTCGTGATTGCCATGGGCACAAACGACCCGTCTGGTACGTTGTTCCCTACTACACAAGACCCGTTGCTGATTCGTTGGTCTCAGCAAGAAGACTACCAGATGTGGACCCCTGCGGCCACAAACCAAGCAGGTGACTACCGCCTGAGCCGAGGCTCTGAGATCGTTGCTGCGCAGCAGACACGACAAGAAATTTTGATCTGGACAGATGCTGCTATCTACTCTATGCAGTACCTTGGCCCACCCTATGTGTGGGGCTTCCAGATCATGGGCGACAACATCTCCATCGCCGGGCCAAACGTGGTCTCGGTGGCGAACAACGTCACCTATTGGATGGGTACCGACAAGTTCTACATGTACTCTGGTCGTGTTGAAACGCTGCCATGCTCCTTGCGTCAGTACGTTTTCCAGAACATCAACATGGAGCAGTCGTACCAATTCTTCTCCGGCACGAACGAAGGCTACAACGAGATTTGGTGGTTCTACTGCTCGGCCAACAGCCTTGTGGTGGACCGCTACGTGGTGTTCAACCACCTCGAACGTACTTGGTACTACGGCACTATGGAGCGCACTGCTTGGTTGGACAGCCCGTTGCGTGATGTCCCTATGGGTGCTGGCTACAACGGTCAACTGCTGTACCACGAGACCGGAAATGATGATGGCACAACAACCCCCGCATCGCCGATCGTGTCTTTCTGTCAGTCTTCGGACTTCGACATTGGTGATGGCCACAACTTCGGCTTGGTGTCTCGCATCATCCCTGACGTGACATTCGACGGCTCCGATGTGATGGACCCAACGGTTGTGTTCACTGTGCGCCCACGCCAAAACCCAGGTGCAAATTACGGCCGTTCAGATAGTCCTGACGTTGTCAGCGCCAACAACTACATTGGTCAGCGCACGTACAACGTGCAGCAGTTCACCCAATACGTCTATGTCCGCGTGCGTGGTCGCCAGATGGCGTTTCGTGTGGGTTCTAACGAGTTGGGTGTGGCATGGCAGCTTGGCGCTCCTCGCCTTGATGTGCGTCCCGATGGTCGGAGATAAATATGTCACTGAAGAACGTAGTAGCACCACGATTACCTGCTGCGCCTGTCGAGTACAGCCAGCAGTTCATGGACCAGCTCACAAGTATTTTGCGTTTGTACTTCACTCAGCTGGATAACGCATCTCCAATGACGGCTGCATCACAGGGCGTAGGTACTGACACCGTTATTTCTGGGCTGACGTTTGCTGCACCAGACCCTACCGACCGTCGTCTTTTCAAGATTAGCTTGCCGACAGATGCAGACTTTGCAAACCTGCGTTCGGGCGACGTGTACTACGACACTTCTGGTGGCGCAGCCACTAGCTATCCTCTCCGCATCAAGGCATAATATGTCCAACCCCCAATTTACGAGGCACCTATGAGCCTGCAACACGCTGCACAACACCTTGCATCAAAAGGCCGAGGCCCTGACCGCACCCTAGTTCACATGGCGCCTCGTGAGGTGGCCGGTCTTCAAGCCTTGGCTAAAGCCCATGGTGGCTCATTGACGATCAACCCCGAGACAGGTCTGGCCGAAGCCGGCTTTCTCTCCAACATCTTGCCAACGCTGATTGGTGTGGGTTTGACTGCTGCCACCGGTGGCGCAGCCGCCCCTTGGATGATCGGTGCTGGCGTTGGCGGTCTTCAAGCAATGCGTACCGGCAGCCTCAAAGAAGGTCTCTTGGCCGGCATGGGTGCGTACGGTGGGGCTGGTTTGGCTAGTGGTTTCACATCCCTCGGCGCTCAGGCGGGAACCGATGCTGCGGCAACAGAAGCCGCGGCCGCCGGCGAAGCAGCTGCCACATCCGCAGGGGAGCAAGCGACCCAGCAAGCCGCGCAGCAACAGGCTCAACAGCAAGCCATGGCACAGGCCGGCACTCAATCAGCCGCAGAGTCAGCGCGTCTGGCCGCTACCGCACCCCCAACACTTAGTCCAGACATCATGGCGCAGTCGGCGCGTGAGTACGCTGCCGATACGGCAGGTACCGCAGCATCCCCGTTCAGTGCTGCTACACAGCAAACCATGGCTAACCCAATGCAAGCTGGTTTGCAGGCGGCTGCCAATAACCCAAGTGCCTACGTAAATCAAATGGGTGGTGGAGCAAGTTTGGCCAAGACGGGGTTGACAGCTCTTTCACCAGCAATCGCCGGCGCGATGACCCCTCAGATGGCAATGCCTGGCGAAGAAAAGTACACCGGCCCGTTGAGTCGTTACAGCATGTCTGAGGACTACAAACCTTACGACCAGCAGCAACCCAACCCGTACTACCAAGCGCAGTACCGGAACTACCAGTACGCCGGCGGCGGCCCCATCGAGCAGATGTCGAACGCAAATGCGGTCGGCGCAAACACAGGTTTCCCCGGCGCTGATGTACGCCAGGGTGCGTATGCTACACCATACCAAACACCTATGAGCCAAAACGTGGTTCAGGGCACAGCCGACACCGGTGTGAATAGTATGACTGGCGAAATGAACTTTGCTGGCGGTGGTGGCGTCTCTGATCTAGGCGGCTACTCCGATGGTGGTCGTATGCTTAAGGGCCCTGGTGATGGCATGTCAGATTCAATCCCCGCTCAAATTGGCGGCAAGCAGCCAGCTCGTTTGGCTGACGGTGAGTTTGTGATGCCCGCAGACGTGGTGTCTCATTTAGGTAACGGCTCAACAGAAGCAGGCGCACGCCAGCTGTACAAGATGATGGACCGTATTCGCTCGGCCCGTACTGGCAAGAAAAAGCAAGCGCCCGAAGTAAATCCTAGGAAGGTCATGGTCGCATGAACTACACCATCACGCTAGAAAAGTTCACGGAAAACTACAGGGAGCTTGAGCCCCTGTATCGTCAGCACTACGCTGAGATGACTGAACGCCTAGCTGGTGAGGGTGTGTTCTACAGCCCGTACAACCCCCGTTTGGACAAGTACGGAGAAGCGTGCCAGGGTGGTTGGCTTTTGAATTTTGTCGTGCGCCATGAGGGCGTCGCGGTCGGTTACAGCAATGTGTACTTGACCAACGACATGCACAACAACGACTTGATTTGTCAAGAAGACACGGTGTTCGTCCTAAAAGAGCACCGCAACGGAATCGGCAAGAAGCTGGTTCAGTGTGTAGTTGAAGAGCTGCGCTCACGTGATGTGAAGCGGCTTATGGTGTCGGCAATGACCGACTTACGTGTGGCTAAACTCTGGAAGCGAATGGGCTTCAAAGAGATGGCGACGCAAATGATTTACGAATTTTGAGGTGACCTATGTGCGGTTCTAGCGCTCCATCCGGACCATCAACGTCGACAACACAAACGTCGAACATCCCCGAATACGCACGTCCGTACGTAGAGACGATGCTGGGTGCGACCCAGAAACAGTTGTTCGACACCAAACAAAACGTGGACCCAACAACCGGCCAGACCTCGACAGAGATCACCGGCATGAAAGGCTACACGCCCTACAGCACGGATATGAACCAGTACTTTGCTGGGGCCAGCCCTATGCAGGAGCAGTCATACCGCGGTGCGGCAAATCTGGGTCCAGCACAGCAGACCATGGATGCGTCCAACATCGCCACGCAGGCAGGCATTGGCGCCTTGAACACAAGCTACAACCCGATGATGGCTGGCTCACAGGACTTCGGCAACCGTGCGGCCGCTCAATACATGAGCCCATACGCCATGCAGGCGCTGCAACCGCAGCTCCAAGAGCAAGCACGTGCATCGCAGATTCAAGGTCAGCAACAAGCGGCAGAAGCCGTGGGTCGTGGCGCGTTCGGCGGAAGCCGTGACGCTCTCATGCGCGCGGAGCGCGAGCGCAACCTGGGCATCCAGCAAGGCAACACAATCAGCACCGGATTGAACACGGCGTACAACAACGCCATGCAGCAGTTCAACCAAGACCAAGCGCGTGCAATGCAGGCGCAGCAGGCCAACATCGGCCAGCAACAGTTCGGTGCCAACCTCGGCATCCAAGGTCTTCAAGCCGCCAACCAAGCTGCGGGCACTTTGGGTACCTTGGGTCAGAATCAGTTCGGCCAAGAGCAAGCCGCCATCGGTTTGCAGAACCAGCTCGGCACACAGCAACAAACGCTGGAGCAGAACAAGATCAACCAAGCCATCCAGAACTATGCGACTGGCCAGCAGTGGGGCATGCAGCAGCTCTCCAACATGAACGCCATGTTGCGCGGCTTGCCTTTGCAGACCACATCGACTCAGACATACCAAGCGGCGCCTTCAACTGCGTCTCAGCTGGCTGGTCTGGGTACTGCTGCCTACGGCGTAAGCAAGATGGCCGGTGGTGGTTCCGTTGGTGCTCCGTCTGGCCTGGCCGACTTGGCAATCTACAACATGGGTTAAGGAAGCGACATGCTCAACGTCAATCAGATCACCTCGCAGCTGGCCAAGATGCCAGACAACGCGTTGCAGCAATATGCAACGATGCACAAAGCCGACCCATACATGTTGGCCCTGACTATTGCTGAGTCCAACCGCCGCAAAGAGATGCGCAGTGCCGCGCAGGGTGCGCAAGGCGCGATGCCTCAACCCAAGGTGGCCGACCAAGCCATCGCTGGCATGTCTCCACAACAGCTCCCTGAGAACGTTGGTATTGGCGCACTGCCTGCTGACAACATGAAGGGCATGGCCGGCGGCGGCATCGTGGCGTTTGAAGAAGGTGGTCACGTGCCCGGCTACGCAGGCAACACAGACGGCAGTCTGGTGTACGACCCAGTGTCAGGCATGCCTTTGTTCAACTCTGGCGCTGAGCCTACTGGCCCAGAAGTCGAGGGCGGCGCAACCTTTTGGGAGCGTATGGGTCTTGGCAACGCAGCCAACCGCAAGGTGTTGGAGCAGGTAGAGCGCGACGCAGCCGCTCGCAAAGCAGCCACTAAAGCAGTTGATACCACCAAAAAGCCTGAGACAAAAGTAGCCGACATTGACACCAAACCGTCGCCTACTCCTGAGATCAAAAAAGGTCTGGGCGCCACGGCTGCCGGCCAACAATCAGGTCTTTCAGGCGGCGCAGGTGGAGCTGGCACATACAAGCCAAGCACGCTGGCCGACATGATGAAGGAAGTCAACCCTGAAATCGAGAAGATGAACGCTGAAGATCGTGCTGCCATGGACCCGTTCCGCAAGCAGTTTGAGTCGGAGCGCAGCGACTTGGCCAAGCGTAAGGAGTCCAACAAGGCAGAAGCTATCTTGGCTGCCGGCCTCGGCATGCTGTCGGGTAACTCTCGCTACGCGTTGCAGAACATCGGCGCGGGTGCCCAGCAGGGCTTGACCTCGTTGAAGGAAGCCAACCGCTTAGACGACGCAGCCAAGCGCGCGCTCA